GCGCGAATCAACCCATGCCAGGGTGCGCAGGAAGAACCTAGTAAAACGATAGCGTTATGCAATGAGGTCAAGCAGCGACCCTTGGTGAACGCGAGGATGGGCAGCCTGAAGCACTGATTGGATGCGCTGCCATTGCGTCTCGCTGTAGAACGGCTGATCCTTGAACCAAGTGTGCGCGTCCTTGCTGAGCTTGCTGCTGTTGCAGCTGTGGCAGGCCGGAACGATGTTGCCGAGGTGATGCTGGCCGCCTCTGCTGATGGGCACGACGTGCTCCACCTCCAAGTCGCCCTGGCGCCCGCAATAGGCACAACAATGATCGAACCGTGCCCAGTGGCGCCACAGGTGCAACGAGCTGAGATGAACAGGTTCGTCACCACGCTGAGCAACCTTGCGAGCCTTTGATTTGGCTCGGTGGTAGAGCCGATGCATCGGATCGGTCATGAACTTCCATCGGGAGTAATCCCGCGCTCTGTTTTGCAGGTAAACCTTGCGATCAAGTGGGTGTGCCCGCCAATACTCGTACTGCTGATCTCTTACCAGTCGTGCGACAGAAGGCAAGCGGCCAGCATTCCTGATGGCGGCACGCATCGCAATGGTCTCAGCATCAGGTCTTGGCTGATAAGGCAGGCCATATTTTGAGCGTGATGGCCTGCCGTCTCTCTGATGCTTCTGGCGTCTTGTTTGGGCGGCAGCAGCCCGATAGGCAGGATCTTTTCTAAGCCGCCTCTGCCGTTCAAGGCTGTCGATTCTGCTGCAAAGGATGCACTGGCCTCCCTTTGCTTTGCGCAGGGTCAGTCCGTCATCGTGGATGTGGTTGCGCTTGCAGGGCACTCCCAGCTTGAAAATTGCTGGATCAAAGGGCTCCCCAGGAGCAGGCAGCTCGTATGCTCTCGACATCGCCTATCGGTAGTAGGTGGTCACGGCCTAGGCGGCTGCTACCGCGCTAGGCCACCACACTAGCGAGCGGTTGCAACGGCCCTCTCAAGGCTGCTGCGAAGATATGTGCCGAACCTTCGCTCGATGGCTTTGGCGCCGATCTCGTTGATGGGGAAGCGCGGCCGATAGGTGGCCTTGCGATCTGTGGCAAAGAAGTAGGGGAAGAGCTTCAGGCGTGAACGGCGGTAGATACCGACAGGTCGATCACCGCCCTTAGGAGCGCCGATGAAGAAGCTGCCAGATGCCTTGCCGTTGAGTCCTTTGTTGATGCGCTTGATCGTGGCCAGGCTGACGTTGCCGGATCTGTCGAGCTTGACCAGATCGGTGGGCATCAGCTGAGCAGTGGCTGGTATGCGGCGAGTGCCAACGATGTCGGAGAGGAACTTCTTCTCAAAGCCCTTCTGGCGACGGTCACCGCCTTGTATGCCGTATCGCAGGTAGCGGGCGCGGTCACGGCCCTGCTGATCGTTGGCGAAGACGACGGCTTCCAGGTTGCGCTTGTTGCTCTTGGTGACCAAGAAGGCAGTCTGCGTGAACTTGTTCGGTCTGTCAAAGTATTGGCGGGTAGCGCCGTTCAGGGCCTTGCGGGTGTCGAAGGCCGAGCTGTTCAGCGCCTGGCTGATTGCAAACGGGAGCTGCTTCGTCATCGTGTCCGTCCAGCGGACGGCCTTGGGTAGCTCGCTTTGGATGTCGAGGGAGATGGAGGCCATGGGGTGAAGCCCCGCCGGCTCTACGCGGCGGGGTGTGACTCATCCGGGTACAGGGTAGGAGGTCAGAAGGGGAACTCAGCGGCGGGGTCGTAGCCGGGGTCAGTCTGTGCAGTCTGAGGTTCAGGCTGCTGATCGTCGTCGCGCAGGGGGTTGCGGTAATGAGCCGCTTGGCAACATTCGACGGTGTGACGGCCAGGGCTATCAAGATCCTGAAGGGTCCATCGGCCTTTGTCTATGCCGTCACGAAGAAGCTTGACGAGAGCGTGTTGATTACCAAATAGCGTCATAAATCGTGCGCCTCCGAAAGCTGCTTGATCATCTGACGCTTACGTTGCTCGATCTGCATTTCGTGCTGGTGTTGATCGTTGTGAACGAGAGGCAGGTCATGGCCACCAGCCAAAACACCGCGATCAGGTCGGCGATAGAAGCCGAGCCTTCGACTTTCATCGGGGATGCCTGGAATCTCGTTGATGCGATCAGAGCGGAAGAAACCCACAGCCGGCACGCGATCGCGATCCATTTCCCATTTGTTGCGCAGGTGCTGCGCTTTGTGAAATGCCGCGAGCTGGTATTCGTCGGCGTATCTGGGATCTATGTCAGGCATTGCCGGACCACCTGACAGGTCAGGCTCATAAATCTGCCTGAGCAGTTCATTAAGCGATGGCATGAAGGTGCAGCTGACCATGCATTGCTGCACGGCGTAGGTGAACTGCTCAAGGGTCAGATCAGGGTCGCGGTCCATCAATGTTTGGTAGATGAAGGCGACAGTGAACTCGTTGCGGGTTTGACGGAAGTTGTCGCAGAGGACATTCCAAAGCGCAAGGAACTTGTCTTTTGTGAGTGAGGTCATGAGTCAAGCCAGGCCTGCATGGTCGGGGAGATCGGCTGATTAGGGACAATCCGAGCAGCAGGAGCAGAGCGCTGCACAGGGGCCGCGGGTATGGGCTCAAACACATCCCCCCAGCCGCTGCTGATCGCCCGTTCTAGGGCCTGTCGGCGCTGTTCAGGGGTCCACCCACGCAACTTGCCGCAGATGCGGTTCCAGACGCCCTCAGAGCGGGTGCCCTTTTTGGCAGCCCAGAACTCGGGCAAAAGCTGCTGGCAGTCGAGCAGGTCATCAGGTACTAGGTCGGCGCTGATGGCCTTGGACGCGTATGGATCGCGTTTCCCCCCTGCACCCCCCTTTTTAGAAGTAACAGTTCTATTAGTTAATTCTTGTTTATGTATAGAAGATATAGAGGTACTCGCTTCGCTGGCGCTCGCGAGTCCCAGCGTACCAGACGTGTCAAGCGCTCGATCCAGCAAAAGGCAGAGAAAGCCCTTCCTGTCTAGGTATTCGGGCTTTGCTGCATCGAGCTTGGCCAGCAAGGCGTCTGGAATGGAAAAGTTCAGCTGTGGCATCAGCGGTAGCCGTGGGCCATCGAAGGCTATAGGCTCCGGTAGCTCTGAGCAACCCATCGCCTATGTCTCTCGTGTTGCCTTCCAAGGGCCAGCTGCTGCCACCCATTGATGGCCTCCACATGGCAGCCGGCGCCCACCGCTACTGCTTCCGTGGTGACTGGCTGCCCTTCAGCGTCACCGGCATCGTGTCCAATCTGAGCCCTGCAGCTCGTAAGCAGATCGAGCGCACCAAGGACGGCCCTGATGGGTGGGAGGTACGCGGCACCAGCGTCCACGCGATCCTTGAGCAGCACCTTCGCGGCATCGCCAGCGGCGGGACGACCGGCGTAGTGATCGACGAACGCTGGGAGAAGTGGGCAGACCCGTTGCTCGATCACTGGCTCTGGAGAGGTTGCACGGTGTTGGCTGTGGAGATGCAGCTGTGTGACCCGTTGAAGCGTGTTGGCGGGAGCTTTGACTTCTTGGTGCGCACGGCGCAGGGGAACACGGTCCTAGGCGACCTGAAGACTGTGACCAGCGCCGCGGCCCTGAAGAGCAGGAAGCCAGCCGGTGCGCAGCTTGGTGCCTACGTGAGCATGTTGGCGACGTGGTTTCCGCTGATCACGGTGGACAAGTGCGTGACGTTGGTGGCTGCGCCTGGGGAGTGTGAGGTGAAGGTGCAGGAGCCGGCTGTGTGTGTTGCTGCGTGGGAGGAGGCGTGGGAGCGGCACCAGGCCGAGGAGCTGGTGAGGGGCTTCTGATGGCTCAGATCGACTGGACTGCGATCTTCACGCGGCGGCCTGATCTTGATCCGCCGGGCTATGCCGCGACGGTGATCGATATGCACGAGCACCCAAGCGAGCAGGTGCGGCAGCGGCGACGCGATCGCAGCAGCGGGAGGCCGGCGCACTGGCCGAGCCTGAAACACGGTGCGGACTGATGGTGGACAGGCAGGGCATGGTATGCCATACTGATGGCACGAGGGGGAGCGGCCCACTCGCAAAACTCAACCGCCGACCGAACAGCACACACGAGGTCGTAAAACCCGAGCGCAACACGGCCTGACTAAGCCCGCACTGCCGGTTGGCCCGGCACCCCCATTGATCCTTGAAAACCAAATACTCGCGGGAGGCGTCCCGCTCCGGTGGTGGCCACACCCGGCACCACTGAGTCCCGCCGGGGGCTCACCCACACACCGGAGATCCTCATGGACGCCACCACCCGCAACGCCAGCCAGGCCGAGATCGACGCTCTGTTCGCAGAGATCGACGACGCCCTCGCTGCATACGCCGCTTCGATCGAGCGCGGCCTGGCCCTGAGCCAGCAGCTGATCGAAATGGCGGACGGCATCGAGAACGGGTTGGCGGATGCCGCAGCGGAACTGCAGGAGTGGTTCTGACGCGGCGGCCCTTCGGGGCCATGACTCAACAGGCCACAAGCCGGATAGCGTGCCCCGGATTCTCCGCCCTGGACAAGAGAAGGGTCGGTAACCGGGGGCTCCCGCAATCGCCCCCAACCCATTCACCATTCAGGCCATGGCAACACTCACCTGCATCACCGCCACGCTGCTGGCACTGCTCACGATCCCGCTGGTGGTGATCCTCTGGGCGACTGAGAGCCCGCAGCAGCGTGCACGCCGCTGGCGTCGTACCGGCAGCTCCTACCGCTCGATCGCTGAGCGCCTCGGCGTGAGCCACACCACGGCCCGCCGCTGGTGCGTGGCCTAAGGATCAACGCGGCCCGCCGGAGCCGCACCCAATCCGGCAGTCCACTCATCCACTCACCCATCAATGGAAACTGTCACTATTAACGGCGTTGAATACGCTCCTGTTAATTCTCGCCCCGCAGGCAATCGCGCTGTAGTCGTCGTCGATCGCGGCTGGATTTTTGCTGGTGATGTCACCCGCGAAAATGGCCGCATTTATCTCAGCCGCGCGCTCCACGTCTTCAAGTGGGAAGGCATTGGTTTCGCCAAGATGGTTGAAACAGCAAAAGCCGATCTACGGACCATCGCGGATGTAGATATTCCTGAAGGTGCAGAGATCTTCTGCGTGCCGGTTCCTGAAAACTGGGGACTGCAATGATGGCCGCTGCATTGATGCGACCAGTCGGCGACGGCGACGGCGACGGCTTCGGCTACGGCTACGGCAACGGCAACGGCTACGGCGACGGCGACGGCAACGGCTACGGCTACGGCTACGGCTACGGCTACGGCTACGGCGACGGCAGAGGGAGAGCACTATGACACCACTTCACTGGGTCCGACTGCTACCGGGTAGGGTCGTCACTGGCGGCAGCAGCAACGGCAACGGCAGCGGCTACGGCAGTGGCAACGGCTACGGCAGCGGCAGTGGCAACGGCTACGGCAGTGGCAACAGCTACGGCAGCGGCAGTGGCAACGGCTACGGCAGTGGCAACAGCTACGGCTACGGCAGTGGCTGCGGCAACGGCTACGGCAACGGCTGCGGCTACGGCGGCTACGGCGGCGGCAGCGGCGACGGCTACGGCTACGGCGACGGCTACGGTAGAGGGAGAGGGAGAGCACTATGACATCACTTCACTGGGTCAGGCTGGTACCGGGTAGGGTCGTCACTGGCGGCAGCAGCAACGGCTACGGCAACGGCAACGGCTACGGCAACGGCTACGGCAGTGGCAACGGCAACGGCTACGGCAGTGGCAACAGCTACGGCAGTGGCAACAGCTACGGCTACGGCAGTGGCAACGGCTACGGCTACGGCAACGGCTACGGCTACGGCTACGGCGGCGGCAGCGGCGACGGCAGCGGCAGCGGCGACGGCTACGGCTACGGCAACGGCTACGGTAGAGGGAGAGGGAGAGCACTATGAAGATTGTGGTACTTACAAACGGTTTCGTGTTGGTGTGCAGGACATACACCATCACCGACGGCCATATACACATGACCAATGTCCGGTGTGTCCGGGCATGGGGCACCATTGAGGGACTCGGTCAGCTCGCAACCGGCCCAAGGGTAGACACCAAGCTGGACGCCATGATCCCGGTGGTGGCGGCCCCCCTACATTCGCTCGTGTTCAACTTCGACATAGTCGAGAGTGCATGGACATCCCACATATAGTCGAAACCACCTTCGGGTGGTCTGGTCAGGGTGGCCCCCTGACCACTGATGAGACAAGCCAACATAGGAAAACACACAATGCGTCCTTCCCTTCTCTCTGACACTCTCGTGTCCCTCATCTCGATCAACCGCACCGTCGCCGTAGAGGGCGCTCCCGGTGGTGGCAAGACCACGCTGATCCGCGATGTGACCCACTCCATGGGTCTGCACTACATCGAGAAGCACATGCCGACCATGCTGGTCGAGGACTTCGGCATCCCTGTCCTCGGTGCCAACACCCTGACCTACCAAATTCCGGACTGGTTCCCTGCCAAGGGGTCACGCTACGACGACGGTCGTGGTGGTGTGCTGTGCTTCGACGACCGGAACCAAGCCCCGGCCGA